CACCAACAGTCCACTCTCCTTTAGCAAGGGTAACAATCCCTTGGGAACCCCAACGACCGCCGGCATAGACCGGATGATCGCTGAGGGGCACTAACGTGCTCAAAGAGTGAAGGAGCGCGGGCTCATACGCCATAGAGCGGTGTTCATCCGCTTTAAACGTGAGAGCTCGGAACCTATATGCCCAGAAGAACCATTGGTCCGCAACGCCGTGAGGCGTCGCATTCCAAGAGTTGATATCTGGATTGTGCAGTACGCTGTCACCGGCCCCTACGGGGCCGAAGAATCTCAATTGATTTGGGATTCGACGGAGTACGACTGACGCAGCCCTTTTGAGGCCGCATCTGCGCAAACCATTGTGAAAAGCGTATGTATCTGCTAGGTTATCGAGTTTCTCGAGCCTATACGATGCAACTTCATAGCCGTTCCAAGCATTCATCCCACAACTTTCGCGGAAATACCCCGTGTTATATGATTTCTTCGAATTAACGGAGAAACCACAATGACTCAGGGCTTCCACTACAGAGTCGTAGGCGGAATGTGAAACGATTATGTCATCGCCGTACACGGTGGCGACTTCCCCACCTGCTATTTCCGCGGCCGAACTTGAAAGCGCCCAGAATATGAGCGTCTCCAATTCGAACGTGAAGCCGTTACCCATCGAAGAGAACTTGTGGTTTAAAAGCCACTTGTCCTTTTTCTTTGAGCCATAGTTCGTAAACGGACTACGGAGCGACTCCATGACCCTAAACCATACATCAAGTTTAGGGTGTCCAGAGAATAGCAGCTGCACGAGGCGTCTAGCGACAGTGTCGCTAGCGGAGCTTAAATCGATGGTTGCCCACTTGGCGTCTTCCGACCCCTGGAGTGCGAACATACGATTTTTCTCTTGTGTCTTGAGATCGATGCCGATGCGGTTTAACCCGCGCCGGAGGAGATGCCCAAGACCCAACTGTAAATAGACATTTACAGCTGGCTCGATGCAGATAAACCTGTCAGTAAGTGCCGTCTTAGGCACGGTGAAGGCGCCGTTTCCTCTCAGATGATGAATCAGCGGGCTGAATGCTCCCGCATCTTCATGGCCACACAACCAAGTGGACCAGAGGCGATTCCCCTCTAGGAGGGAAGTCAAAAACGGCATCACACTCCTTGTCCCAGATAACTGGAACTTGAATTTGTGATACGGGGCCACGTAAGGACGCTTATTCAAGGCGTCTGAACCGGGCCCCCACCGACAGCCTGCGAGGTGCTTACTCAGACTATATTCCGGAAGCGCAAAGATGATTTTTTGCCTAGCCTTAGAAATAAGGCTCTCGACACCGGCTGGGAAGCCGGATCCGTGCGTCCAGTCCATAATCCTCGTATTAGTCTCGAGGCATTGGTCTTCAGCGGAGAGTGCTTTTGTTATAGCACTCAACTTTCTCGCCCCGGCAGTTAAACCGGGTAGGCCATTGAACTTCCGAAGAAGTTCGCAAGCCATAAAGTCCTTCTGAAAGAGAACCAAGTCGTTGTACGACAAGGGATCCACTTTGTAGCCGGCGAGTTGAATAAACTCACCACTACGTAGCAGGATAGCTAAACTTAGTGACAGAGGAGTGTTGATTTCCTCGAACGCCACTAAGCACGCTTCTCTCCAAACTCGCTCTTCGGGTTTGAAGTCTGCTACTCGCATTGACATGGATTACTCCTTAGCCAATGACGAAGTAGGCAGGCTCATTCCCTAGGGTGTGGCCAATATCTCCGTTTGTCAGCAGGCACAAAGCCTGACAGCATTCGGCTGATCTTACGATCAGGACCGCACCCCTATTTGCTAGACAACAGCCTGCCATTCTGGGGATAATCCTCGACAAATCCGTGCGCAGATAGGCTTTCGCCTGAAGTGCAACGAGTTCATCAACGATCTCTTCCCAGGAGAAGAACAGGCGTGTCGTACAGCAACCCACCGACCGAACTATTACCTCGGCTTGCGCCTGGGTAATCTCGATCGACTCAGTCGACCCGTAGGTCAGGTAGTCCACACTGTCCCACCGAATTTCTTCGGCGGGAACGATGTGTTCATCCTGAATTTCAGGCCTTGTCTGACGATCGAGGGCGTCCAATTTGGCTCGCGCCATCTTGGACATCTTTTTTGCTAGTTCGAACGTGGTGATCTTGATCATGAAATGCTCCTATAAGAAAGTCATTCATGAGCTTCATTTGGACCCTAAGAAGGGAGCCAATAAAAGAATGAAGCGCACAAAGTGCTCGGGATGAGCGAGAAAACCGATGCATAGCACTGACGCTACCACCGCTGTCCACTGATTAGGTAGACGGCGGGGCATAGCTCAGCACAGTGTCGGTGAGGACCGTGAGTTGCGAGAAATTCCGCATGAATGCCAGAGCATCCTTGACGGGCTGCTGACCAGCGCGACCATTGCGAATGATTTTGACCCAAACGGTCGTGTCATAAGCATGCGTCGGCTGAGCAGTAATGCCCGACAGCGTACTCCCCGACAGGGTTTCTAGCGTGGGAAGAACGAAACGGAATGCCGTCGAGAGCAACTGACTGGAATCACCGGCTTTGCCGGCTTTCCCAGAGTTGCCACTAGCCGGCATCCGCACGTCCATGTCCACGCGGTTCGCCCCGAGAGGTACTCCGCTGTTGACCGAAAAGTCATACCACGAGTAGCGGACGTTTCCG